TACGCAAACCGTAGAAAATTCTATCGGGAACTTCGAGGTAGTCCTCTCTATTATTAAGAGATTTATCATGTTTAATAAATTTCATATCTTCAATATGATACATATTACTAAACCGATTGCCTACTAAAATACCATTTGCGAAGAAACCGATATTATGTTCGGTCATCATATTAAAATATCTAACTGTTTTATCAGTCATAGGTTCGCAAGATACTACAATGGGCATACTACCATCTTGTTTAAAGGTGTGTTCGCTTCCCATTTTGAAATTATTCGCATATATGAACTTTCCTTGCTCATAGTTAAAGAATCTATGGGAATTATGTTTTGCGCCAACAAGATCGATTTCAGTTCCGTCGCTAAGCACCGTATGCCAATATTTTGGCGAAACTCCCGGCGTCATAATCCAACACGGTTTTCTTGATTCTAATTTACCTTCATCGAAGTTCCAAGTTAATAACTCATCATCGTAGGTAATTTCTTCGATAGGTTTAGTGCTACCGTCAGCAAGCGTAACCAGACTACCTTCTACTATACATTCGTTGTATGCCGAACAAGATCCATCTGCGGTGACCTTTAATAAAGTCCAACCACTACCGGCGTCTTCCTCTGTTACACCAGAAGCATCTGAAATTATTACTCCGTAAGAGGAGGAATTGCCGACTAAATAAAGATATCCTGATGTACAGTCAACGGTGGTTGTACTAGAAATCGTTCCAAGAGAAGTTCCTGAAGCATCAGTTCCGTCATACACCGTAATTGAATTATATGTAGGGGTTATCGCAACCTTATATACAGTTCCAGTTTCACCTTCGTAGGTTCCCGTTACACCTAAAATAACCACACCTTTTTTAATGTTTGCGGATAGTATATTAGGGTCTATCGCGGAAGTAACTCCTCTTATCGTTATTTTGTTAAATCCATCTACAGTAAAATTAGAAGAATCTATTGTATTATCCGATGTGCTGGGATCGACGTTAATTGCAGTTAAATTCATTTTATTAACAGTAACCGTCCCCAAACCGTCATAGCCTTCGTCAGCAGTTATTGTTTGGTCAGAAGTGGAAGGGCTTACCGTTTTGTCTTGTAATACCGGATCACCACTGGAAGGAACCGCTATAGTTGCGGTTACTTTGCCAATGCCGTAATAACCTTCGGGAGTTTCTATAACATATTCTCCGTTTTCGGTTATTTCACCCGCATCGATATCTGTTAATTCGTGAACAGGCGGTTCGACATTTACCGTTACTTTACTCAGCCCATCGTAGCCTTCGTCTGCGGTATATTCTCCGTTGACCGTAGCGGTCTTTGTCTGTAAATTAGGATTAGGATGCTGAACATGCACTATTACTTCTCCAAGACCGCAATAGCCGTTGTCTGGAGTAATTGTTACGTCCTCTTGTGTTATCGTTTCTTTATTTTGAAGTGAGGGTAGGATTAGTAAGGAATTGCGACACTGTTTATCTTCGGATGCTAACTCTACGCCATTTGTACTTGTTAAAGGTACTATATGCTCGAATAGCAATGCGAAGTATTCCGGATAAAATATCTCGGAAAATGAATTAGTAGAGACGCTTATCGGTTCATCGTGTTTTACTGCGCTGCAATAATGTCCAATCGTATCAAATTCTACTTTATACCATCCTTCCTCAGTGTATGAAGTTCCTAAATCCTCGTTCACTTCGGGAAGATGCGCTGATGTAAAATACCAGTACGCATATTCAAAACCGTCACTCCTCACGGATAGCGTTGCTCTCGCTATACCGCTTTCTAATGCTCCTTGAGTGAAGTATATATAACCGTCAGAACGACCGTTAATCGTTAAATACCTTGCGACGCGTCTTTCGGCTTGTCCATCGTCATATTTAAATGTCGGTTTTTCGGGCATATTTGCCGATCGCAGATATCCATGAAAATAGTCAGTATAATCAAGCGCGCCGCCGTGGGTTGTATATTCGCCATTGTATACGGGTATATCGATAGTGACCGAATTTAACCCATACCAATGTTCGTCTGCCGTAACTACAGTGCCGTTTTCGGAAATTGTTTTATCCTGTAGTTTAGGCTCTATTAATAATTTTTTAAATGTTGCCATTTTATTCCTCCGTTATGCTCTCCGACGTACCCTGGACTGCGTATACTATGTCATCTCCGGTAACTTTGATTACACGATAATTTTCATTATCTTCTATTTTTTCAGTATTTTCATATAGACTAATGAATGTGTACCAATCATACGTATCGGTAGTAATTTTACGAGCCTGATCGAAATATATAGTATGATACTCTTCACCTTTATATGACGGTATTAATGCGTAATTCGAATCAGAAAGTATATTACCGCCTATAGTAGCTGAAAAACTACCTAAAGTTTCGTCCGGATTATCGTAAACTTTGAATTCTTTAGTTCCGGACTCTCCAATTACTAACACTTTATATGAGTCGCTGGCAGGCTTTTGATCTTGCCCTGTTTCCGGTACGATGGTGATCTCTCCATCGCTTTCGACTAAAAATATAGCGCTGTCATTAGTCACATCCAAATAAGTAATATTTCCGGTTATATTTTGTATGTTTAACCAGCTATATTCATCCATAGGGTTTTCTAACTTAACGCATAAAAGTTTACTAGAACAAGAAACCGTAGCAATATCTTGTCCATTATAACCTAAAGGACCTTGCAATAGATTTATTAGCTCCGAATGCAATATATCTTCGGTATCCATAGCATAGACGCCTATTTCGCCCCATGTATCTTCGGGTACATTTATCGTTACGATATACTCGTTCGAGTCGGATACATTATCATCGTCGATTTTCATAATACCTGTTTCGACATGAATTGTTGCTTCGCCGTTAACGTTAAATTTAATAGCTGACGTACCGGTTGTTGACTCAGTCTCAATGTCTCCTGTACAATTAAAGTCGGAGAAAAATGGATGATAATCATCATTTCGGTCTTTCATTACTATATATAAGCATCCAGAAGTACATGTTACCTCAACGTTTGTTTTGTAATATGGATACTCTTCCAATTTACCAACCAATGTTTCTTCTGATATACCATCTGGAGACGATGTATCGTAAACAAATATCGTTCCTTTGCGAGTATTTCCAGAAGTTATAGATACAGAATGTTCGAACATTTCCGGATCTTCCGTCTCCTCTTCTTTTCGATTAGTAGTTGCGACGGCAGTTATACTGGCATCGCTATTAACTTTGAATAGTCGTCCGATTCTACTCGATGAAATAAGAGTCATGTTCCCTGAAGTTACGTTTACTGTTTCCCATTCTACGGCATCGGTTACATCTAATTCGAAATATAAGTAGCCAGTTTTGCAAATTACGCCCGCTTTTGCGTAAACGGACTCTTTACCTCCGCCGAACACTGCGACGCAGTTTTCTTCTCTTGCCTGAAGATTATCATCGGTATCGTATACTCGGAATTTACCGGAGTTTATGTTCTCGGCGTCAATAATAACAACATATGCGGGGTCGTCACTTGGAACGATGATTTTCTCAGTCGAAACGTAGACATCACCGTCAGTATTTACCTTTATTATTTTATAGTTAGACTCGTCTTCGATTAATTCTAGATCTCCGTTTCTAATGGATATGCTTTTAATTTCATTATCGTACCCATCTTTGACTTTGATAAATAAATATCCTGATATACATTCGACAATATCCTTTGTTACTATATCTAATTTACCATTAGGAAGAAATGTTAACGGATCTCTTAAAGCTCGCACTCCATCGCTATCATATATCTCAAATGGAGTACATGAAATGTTAGTTGTTATGGCGACCTCTGGTCTTAACATATAATATGTATACTGAATGTATTTGTCGGTAGTCTGACCAATATAGTAATATACGCGTTCGAAATTTTTTTTGGTATATCTTTCTAATATTTCATCCATTTTATACGCGCTGTCTATTACTATCGGCACACCTTCAGGAGGCGAGACTAGACTTGCGAAAAAATATTTTTTGTCGTTAAAATAAATCATTAAAAAACCTCCTGAAGTACTCTAAACACATAATTATTATGTTTATCGTTCATAATGTGTATTTGTTTCGACGTGTATCGCACAGCCATCTGCAGTGATATAAAATATTAACCGATTATATTCCGGTGTCATTCCGAAATGCACGTTTTCGCTGTAAGAATATTTAGAAAACCATAAATACTCTTCGTTAACGGGCAACGTGATACACAAAACATTTTTTGTGCACTGCAATGTTATTTCAGTAATATAATCTGGATAACTTTCCAGCGTTGCAACTAGATTTTCTTCATTATCTAATCCGTCATATATAAATATAGATCCAAAACGAGTATTTGCAGATGTTATCGTTACCGTAGGATATTTAGTATGCATAACAATCGAAACTGGACAATTAATTTTCGTGCACCAATAACGATTATTGACGCCGCCGAATATAGAAATTATACTGTCTTGATCGGTCGCTATGTGCTCGCTAAAATATCCGGCTTCATCTTTTGCTATTTCGAAATACAAGAAACCGGACGTACACGAAACGGTTATACTTTCTAGACCATTAACAGTGCCCAACAACGTTCCAGCATTTGAAGTTCCATCGTATATATTAAACGACGGAGTATCGGTGTCAAATTTAGAAATTGTTACATCCGGAAATAACTTATACCAACTGTTTTGCTCATATTGCTCGGTAGAAGGTCCGCAATAATGGTATATTTTATAATAGTTTTCTTTTTCAGTACCATTTAATAATGCTGTCATTTCAGCTTCGGTAAGAACCGGTTTAGTCATGCCCAGAACGTCTTTCGTATATTTTATTAGTGCGGTTTTTTTGTCGTTATAATAAATCATGTAATACCGTCCTATATATCATGTTTTTATCATACTATCAAATAAACAGTAATACATATCATAGTCACTTGGATCGCCTAAATATGCCGGTATGAATTCGAGATCTAAAGAGAAGTATTCGCCCACCTTATCGCGATCCGCTACGTTTCCTTTAATTCCGATATTCAAATTTACACATTCTATTTCAAGGGTATGATTTTCATCGATCGGTTTTCCTTCGTTCAATACCCTTGTCGCAATTGTTATTGACAATACTTCGGAACTATTATATGCACCACTTGAATCGCCCCGCACCATCTTTAATATTTTTACCCTATATTGCGTATCGGGGTACGGAACTACGTAATTATCTGTCGGATTTAGACGTAATGTCGTAGTCTTTTTTGTAAAACCGCTAAACCAAATAGGCTTTGTAGTAACAACTTTTCTAGAACCTGGTATTAGTGTTTGTTTAAACTCTTCTAATTCATACTGTCTGCTGATTCTTAGTAATTTCGCGATACCGTTATTTGGCACTGATAGTACTTTATATAATTCTTTTATTCTAGGATCCATAATGTAATCTCCCAGCGAGACATTATCGACTATATGAGGATAGACTATTTCATTTAATGGTTTTTCAAACGCCTCATATGTTGGGGTAATTCCTTCTAGTTTATTAACCGGGGCGTCGCTAGCTCCCCAATATACAGTTAACGTAGCGGATTTAGATGGGGCGCCCATCTCGTAATAATACGATTTTACTTTAATATCGATTGACTTATCTACAATACCTAATGGATCGTAATCATATGTCGTTTCTTTATTACAAAATTTCACAACGTCATCGACATTATATTCACTTCCTTGAAAACCTTTAGAATATATAGAAGTACATATGTAACCATATAAAGTGTATACAAGTTTATTGAGATAATACTGACCTGATGGATGCAGTTCGCCGTACACTGCATCAACTCCTACTTGGCAACAAATATCTCTCATGATACCGTCGCCGTCATATTGATCAGGTCTTGTTAAATCGTTTTTCTTGTTTTTGAAACGGGTGTATGCATTCGATTTAGTGGAGAAACCTCTGAGTTCTACTGGTTTTGTCTCTCCATCCATGGTTACGAATACTGCTTTTGGCATGTAATTACTGGGTAATTGACTATACGTTGACGTCGTTAGAAATATTTCAGCAGATCTATTGGCGAAAGAACTCTTATTTTTGTTTTTCATGTCCTTATATTCAGTTACATGCTGTATTATTGGCTCCGTGCCATTAGCATCATAGTAAAAACGTTTTGTCCAGTATCTTCCCGAATTGTCAGTATTCGAATCGTTGCTCGGTTGCGGTCTCGTAGATTCTGGGAATTTGATGTACGTATTGGATCTTAGACCGTTATTGTCGTAAATATATAGTGGATTACCGTTGGCGTCATAATATTGATAACAGACCAGTTCATCTTTTATTGGCGAAACTTCTGGGAACTCAAAATCATAAGTAGTTACCATATAACTCGATGAATTATTGTTATACATCACATGCTGTTTATATTCGTCAACCACGATACCTTTCTCTAAGTAATCTACCGTGTTCATGGTATTACTTAAATGTTCACGTGTCGTTTCTAATGATGTTTGTATATTCTCGTAGTTTTTATCAAGTTTTTCGATAGTTTCCGTAATGTAATTCACGTCACTGTAATCGTCCGTAACAACACTAAGAATGTTCATATTATTAACGACGGCTTCGCCGTGTTTATTTTTTAAATCGTTGATTTCTTTCTCATATTGTTTACTTGTACCCGCGAACATCCATACGTCAGTTCCGTCAATTGTTTCTACATGATCATTCGGAGGATTTGGTAGTCTGAAATCTATTACGGGACTAGCCGGATTAGCGTTGTTAATATCAATGCTGGCAACCGGATTTTCTGCAGTCACATACTCTACTCTACCAACAGATAATTTAGGCGTTTCGCCGGTATCACCCTTCTCGCCCTTTAGCGAAGAAATCGCTATTAAGTTTGTCCAGTTTTCGGGAGCATCTTCAGCATCACAGAGTTTCCATTGAATGTAGCCATCTGATGCTCTTAATTCGATATTATCGCCTTGTTCACCTTTTAGAGATAAGGACTCAACGACGGTACCGTCTATTTTATTTGTTATCTGGAGGATATTCTTCTCGCCGTAACCAGGATCGGTGGGATCTAAACTCAAATCTTCGACCCAGTCAAAGCTAGGAACAACTAATTTATTAAAACCTACGATATAATCGGGTGTTTCATCGGTTAATAAATCGTTATTGTTCATTCCTTTCATAACTTGAAGTACTTCGCAAATAGCGGTTGACCAGTTATAAAGAATTACACCATAAGTAGAAGGATCTTTGGGATCTGCGTTTGCACCAGCGTCAGTGCATATAAAATGAACTACGAATTCTATGTTACCAGCATATTGGGTAGCATTATTTGATATGTCCCATGAGAAACGAAGCACTTCTTCGCCGTCATAATCTGTGGTATTGGGGTATACTTCAAGGTCCGTGACGTTGTATATATCTCTCCTCTTTTCGCTAGTAGTGGCTCCGGAATTGCGATAGTGAATTTGTACTATATTACACTCGCGCATGTCGTGGCCGTTAATATATCTTGGGATATCAAATACCATTTTAGTACTATTGGTTTCGTACTGCATCAACGTATGTTTTTCAGTTTCTACAAATTCTTGCTCAGCTTTATCCCAAACAACGTGTATGATGCTTCTATCTTCGGGATTTATCGTGAAATCGAGTTCTTCGAATTTCATTATATCGACATTTTTAGTGTGTCCGTCTAAAGGCATTCTATCTATCCTCCTTAATTGCTTTCTGCGTTTATGTTTAATCTAAATTCATACTCTTTAAGTTGGTCTTTTAACGCTTCGACCACAAATGAACTTGAAGGCGGATCAAATATTAATCTACATTTAATATAAATGTAAGTTTTAACCGCCGTCATTTTACTATAACTTTCTTCGAGGAAGTCGGTCCAAGTCTCGCCCTCTCCAGTTACCATAAAACCTTCTTTGCCGACACCGATTTGGTTCAACGCCATGATAGCAGAGTTAATTTCTATAATGATGTCTTCATCGAAATAGGTGTATTCTTGTACAGGACCGAGTTTCTTTTTAATTGATAAAAGTATTGACTCCATTTTGAATTTCTCCTTACTTCTTCCATGGACAGGTGTCGTTTTTAGTCCTCTCAACTGGATCTTTCACCAGTAAATCTTCTGTTCCATAATGTATAGCATTATGGGTATTATGAGATACGCAAATTAGATACTCAGGGTTGTAGACTAAATCGCTGTCGTTTTCGATATCTTCAAGGGTTATAGGGTTCATATGATGGACTATGATTTTGTCGTAGATTTCTCTATCTTTGATTCCAAGATCGCACCCGTTGTCCCTGATAATTACTTTACGTCTAGATTCTTGCCACTTTTTAGATCGCTGGTATAGATATTGATTGATTGCTCTGTCCCAACCAAACGTGTCTTGACCAACGACACCTCTGAGTTGTAAGTATCTAAAACGTTCTTCGAAAGTTGGCAACCTGCGGAGTTCAGAGTATGTTCTAATATACATCGTCTTCATCCTCAGTATTACCGCTGTATCTTTTCATAGCAGCAAGTGCATCTTTATAAAGCTCTTTAACCTCTTTCTGAGATTCTAATGCTTCTGTTTTAGCTCTGAGGAGTTTGTTCTCTTCTTCTAGTCGTTCCTTTTCTAGCTTAGCTGTGGTTGAACCTAGCTTAAGATAGTGAGTTATGACTTGTGAAGAGGCTGTACCCTCTCTTAATTGTTTCTCGGCCAAGTCTACCGCCAGAGAGATGAGCTGATTCTCTCTAGTTTCGGGATTTATGGCCGGTCTTTTGACTTGAACGGATTTCGAGTCTATTACTTTAGCCATACTCTCAGCCTCCTTTGTATGGTTTTAGTATTAGTTGTTAAGTAGTTTGTGACAGTACTTACTAAGATCCACATGACTTTCACATGATTTATTTACCGAAAGGAGAAAGAAAAGTCCTACACCACTAATTAGCCATGTGGACCTTGGTAAATACTGCCTTTCCGCCGGGGAAAATATAGAAAAGTTTTCTGAAAATATACCCCCGGGGAAAAATATAAGACCGGCGCGATGCTAGGAGGGGGTGTATTTTTGGCGACCCCCCCCTATGTTTAATGGTCACTCATCGTCGCCTTCATCTGTCATTTCTGCAGTATTCATGTAGATTTTCTTGTAAATATGTAAAGGATCGTGATAAATTATTTCATCAATTGCTCTTTCTGTTTCGATTTTTACTTCTTCTTCAGTCATGTTATCTTTAATCTTTGCGATTCGATCTAAGTAACCACAAGAATTGTAACCTTTTTCAATGTCAAACAAGAACCAAGCTTTAAAGTCATCGAAAGGATTGAAAGGATTGTCAATTGTAGTTAACATACATTGTTTTCTCATAATCATTTAACTCCTTTCAAGTATTTCGAAACAGTTGAAGGCGATTTGCCCATCTTTTTAGCAATCTCTTCTAAACTATAGTTAGAAGCAGCTAAAGCTTTCATTCTACTAATTTGATTCTGTGTAACAGTAGTAGTTGCTTTAGGGGTGGCCCTTTCTCTAAGCTTATCTATATCAGTGTTAGCTAGTATAGCATTCAATGTACTGGCACCAATAGCACCGGCTTGAATAGCTTCCCATTCTCTATCACTAATGTCTATATTACGATCTTTTCTAGAAACGGAACCAACTTCTGCTCTAGCATTCTGTAATACTTGTGTTTTACGCTTTGATAATTCTTTAGCTTTGATGTTGGGGTCATCTAACTTCATTAGAGCCCCTGCTGCATCCGCTTGGCGCTGAGCATAGCGTTCACGGGGGGCATTCTTTAACGCCTCGTTCAGACTAGCTTTAAGGGTGGCTATCTCGTTAGCATAAGTCTTCTTAGCTTCCTTATTTACTTGTATATCTTTCTCAAAGTAGAGTGTCTTTCTAGCTTCATTAGCTAGGGCCTTCATTTCATTGGCATAGTTAGCGTATGCTTTTTCTTTAACGTCACCTTTAGGTGAAAGTAAACTAAGGGCGTCATCGGTTTCCATCATGGCGGTACTCTTTTGAGTACGAGCCTTAGCTCTATAGAAGATTGTTCTGTCCTTATTTGAATAAGCGGGTTCTCCAGTTGCGGGGTCCGTAGTTAGAACGGGCGCATACTTACCAGTTTTGGGGTCCTTCTCTTCAAGTAGGGCATACTTCTCTACAGCAGCGGGGTCTTTAGTATTATAAGATAGCTTCTTACCATTAGTAGTCCTAAGGGTCTGCATGCTTGTATTCTTATCATAGTGTCTATCTTCAGGATAGTATAAATCATCCGCTAGTTTATAAACATTAGCACCTTCAGGCTTAGTAGGATCATACCAATCAGTACCTTTGATGTTAATCTTAGGAGAACCTTGACGTTTAAGTACCGATACCTCACTCTTGGCTCTTGATAATAAAGTAGATGCTCCACCATACTTTATTTCACCGTTATCCATAACTTTAATTTGATAAGTAGCTCTTAACGATTTAATATCGTTATCTTTTTCGCTCTTTTTATAATCAAGTTTGTGTTTACCGGCATCTATAACAACCATTGAATGACGAACGGCTCTGGCTAATTCATCTTCAGAAGCACCATTCAAATTCATATCTGTAATTAGGTTAGAAATCTTACCCATTTCCATTTGAGTATTATCTTTACCTGTCTTTGGGTCCTTCATATAACGCATCCCTGGAACTTCAGGATACGCTAACTTAGGATCAAATCCTTCGAGATCTTTCAAAGGAGGTCTATGAACTATTTTAACTTTGCCAGTGGGATCGTGTGTAGGAATACACATTACAGTATCACCATCGAAGTCTGCTCCTGATAGCTGATCAGCAATCTTTTTATTAATACCAACAGCATCTATGCTTTGTTTGCCAATCCATTTCGAACCCAATGCGTTCTTGTTATTAACAGTAAGTACTGGGATTTCGAATGTGCCAGCATGCGGATAACGAATTAAAGCTAATTTAGTACCATTTTCATATTGAGGCGCAAATACTTCGTTATCTTTCAATGTATTAATAGGAAGAATAACGTGATATTTTTGCCCAGGTAAAGCAGCAGCCTTTAAATGTACTGCAGCAGAGTCGCATTCATCAGCAAACTTAGCTAGGAAATACTTTTTAATAGTAGGATTCTCTAGAGCACATATTTCTTCAAATTCAGCTCTCTTATCAGTCTTGGCTAAATCTAATTGTTTGTTAATAAGGGCTAAACTTTGTTTACCTAAGAATTGTGAAGGTAAAGCATCTTGCCATTCGGACCAATCACCTTCTGAAGACTTCTTATTGATAAGAGATAGCTGTTCTTTACCATTTTCGTCTGTATAATAGCTTTGACCTTCCGGCATAATAAGAGCACCAAACGGGTTGTCTGGATTCTTCTTATCTATTTCCTTAAGAACTTCCATCTTAGACTTAGTGCTCGGTTTATTGGTGTTAAATATAATATCGACACCTTCAGGCATTTCATCATCAGTATGAACAGCCATACCTTTTACATAGTGTGTGCCATCTACTAATATGCGAACTTGCGCATAGTGATCATTTCCTAAAGAAACATCTTTTACACCTCTTCTGATTTCGACAGTGCCATCTTTATCACCGCCAGTGAAACCATCGGGACCAACTTCATCGACATATCTTATTTTTATACGACTAGAGTCCATTGAAGCAGGATACTCAAACTTTTTAAATTTAGTTCCACCTTCTTTAGCTACATAATGTTCTTCGTTTAAAGGATGGATATCCGCACCAGGCTTATATACTTCTGCATATTCAGTACCAGGCGAACAAATGATTTTATTTGTGGTTTGGAATCCTGCATTAGTAGATTGTTCAACTCTTCTGTTATAAACAGGATATCCTTCTCTTTGCAAAGCATGTAAAGCTAAATCAAGCCTTTCTTCGGAAATATGAAGTTCTTTATCAACGCCTTTGCCTACGTCAACCATTTTATTTTTGTCAACTTGGGTACGAATATGGTCAATAAGCGCTACACATTCTTTTATTTTTGCATCCGAATTCGGTTCGAGCCAACCCCTAACAGTAGATTCGCTTCTTCCCATTCGGCGGCCTATCTCAGTAGGTCCAAGACCGTCTTCGCTTAAAGATTTAGCTCTGTCGATTAAAAGACTGTCTCTTTCGTATTGTGCTAAAGCTTTTTCATTACGATATTGTTTCATAGTAATGCCGAATTCTCTTTTGATACTTTCTGCATTTTCTTTGAAACCTTGTTTCTTTAATTCTTCTACTCTGGCGAGGAAGTCTTCACCATGCTGATAGGGTGTATCACCTGAGCCCCAAGGATATCTTCCTGAACGGAATTTAACTCCATAGTGCATCAATATGTCTTCCGCTATTGGATTCATAATGTTAGCCCTCCTCGTTTTCGATTTTGTCAAATAGTCTGTCTAAGTATGTAACACGATCCATAATTGGCAATATATTTGCAGCGGTCGGTGTATGGTATATGACTTCATCGTTTTGATATATTCTAAGTTCAAAGTCTATATCGCCCGGCTTAATTTTATATTCCAAACAAAAGAAAGCAGCATATACTTCAAGCTGCTCCATACGTGCTGGTGTGGTAC